TAACCTGTGATTTAAAGTATAATGTAGATTTAGTTATACATCTTGCTGGTCTGTCGGGTGTGAGAGATAGTTTAGAAAGACCTACAGAATACTGGGAGCAAAATGTAATTGCAGGTCAAAGACTTTTTGATTATTTTAAAGATACTAGAATCTTATATGCTAGTTCATCAACTGCACATGAGCCTTGGAGAAATCCATATGCAATGAGTAAATATGGTTTAGAACAGGTAGCACATGCAAACAGTTTAGGTATGAGATTTACAACTGTATATGGTCCTAATGCTAGAGAAAGTATGTTAATACCAAGAATATTAAGAAATGATGTTCCTTTTATTAACACAAATCATAGTAGAGATTTTATACACGTTAATGATTTAGTGAGAGCGATAGATAGTTTGATACACTCTAATTTAGTTGGAGTAACTGATATAGGCACAGGTGTAACAAATAGTCTTTTAGATATAGTAAATTATTTTAAAATTAATTGTCAACGTGTTGTGGGAAATATGTTTGAACGATTAGATAATAAAGCTGATAATACTTTACTATATAATATAGGATGGCAACCAACAATAAATTTATTTGAATATATAAAGGAGAACAAAAATGTTAACTGAAGAATTTTTAAAAGATAATTTTTTAACTGCATATTTTATAGATAACGAAAGAAAAAATATAGAAGTGCAAACAACAGCTGAAGATAAAAAATCAGTATTTACAACTATTATACCTTACGAAGAAAATAATCCTCAATATCAGGCACTCTCAAAATATATGAATATTGATCAATTACATGAATCAACATATCAAAAAAATAAAACGGAAAAAGAATTGTTTGAAAATAGTGTTATGGAAATAGCAAAGAAAAGTGGTCTGTTAGTAGATAATAGTAAGGTTGATAGTAGTACTTTTTCCATGTTAATAAAAACAATGTTTGAGGATTTGGATAATACAGATCATCTTTTTGCATTAAAGTTAGCATTATTTGAAACAGATACAGTAATGAACTCTAAAGATAATGAAGAAAAAAGTAAATTAAGAAAATCAAAAAATAAGTTAGAAGTGATTCAATCAGCTTTAAATTTATTTAAATAGTTTGTCCACCAACCTGTCCAACCTTCTTCTAATAAATGCTGCATTTGACCAAAAGTGCATATACTAAAATCATCTAATGGTTTTGTATCGTATTGATGTTCTTTTATAGAATATGATATTTTATCAAATGTTTCATAATCAATTTCTTTGTAAAAAAATTCATCTATACTTTTTGGATATTTTTTAAAATAAAAATCTTTATTTGATATAAATTTTTTCCATATGTATGAAACATCTCCTGTCCAAGAAATTATGGAAGAATTTAGTGGTGTGTGGTACGGTTCTCTCCACCAATCATATAATAAAGTAAAATTTTTTCTGTATAAATTAGGCACTTTTTTATATATTACATTATCTAAATCAAAATATATATTGTGATGATCTCTAAATAGGTCAAACATTTGAAGTTTATTATACATATTATCAAATAAATTTTTATCTATAATTTCAAATTTGTCGTAATTAATACCAGAGTAAGTATCAATCATATGTTTTAGATTTTCAACGTGCCAATCTGTATATTTTTTACCCCATTTAGCACAAATTATTCTAGTCATTTTTTTTATTAATGTTATTAACAATATATTCATTGACCTCAAATTTGTCACGTATAACTGTTTTGTTTACATCTATTGATTTTTTTATTCCACAATGGCGTCTGCAAACAGGTGGAGCGTCATCTGGATTTACTATTAACATTTTATAAAATTCTTTAAAATCGGATCCTTCAACAATGGTATCTATAGTTTTGTGATTGTCTATATGATTATCCTTTTTATAAAAATTTTTAATCCATTTTTGATTCCAAACTTTATGATCGTCTAACCAACAACAAGGTATAAGTTTTCTTGTAGCTGTAAAAGCTAAAGCTCTGTTTGTCAGAATACATTTAGGTTCTAATGTGTTTTTATTTTTTTTCATTAATAATATTATTTGTAAATTTTTTATTTTTAGGTGTCATATCTGTGTTTAATAACATTCTATTTGATAACATAAGTTCAAAATTAATATTATTTGCCTTTGCTATTTCAAATGCTTCTTGTATATGATTTTCATTATAATTAAAAGGTATATATTGCCAAGATACATTTACTTTTTTTAATTTTGCTAATAACATCATATTAAAAAGTTTTTCACCGTCTTGGTTAATTCTATATAAATGACTTTCTTCTGGTAGTCCATCAATACCAAAAACCCATTTACATTTGTCCCATATACTTTCATTGAATGCCTTTTCAAACCATTCTTTAGGTCTGTGGGAAGCTGCTACGTGAACAATTGCTATTTTATTTTTAGTTCTACACAATTTTAATATGTCTATAAAATAAGGATTAAAAATTGGATCTGAATATTGTCCACAAAAATCAAAACCATTAAAATAATTTGCTAGTTTTTCAATCTGCTCTAGGGTTACATCATTACCAGGTATTTTTGATTTGGGATTTTGATCTTTAAAAAACGCTCTAGAACATCCAGAACATTTTAGTGTACATCTATTACTTAAATCAATGTTGATAATTCTTTTCTTAATATTGTGTTCAAAATCATACATTATATAATTTCTTCACATTTTATATCTCTATGATAATTTGAAAAAGTGCTAAACTTAATTTCTTTTGGAATGATGTGTACTTTTCCATATGGATCCGTATCAGTTCTATTTTTTCTAATATCAACAATTTTAACTTTTCGATATGGTTCTTTAGTTATAGGATTTACTTCTTTCCAATCTTTATCATTTTCAGTTAATGATGTTAAGTTGTGACCATTAGCTGCTCCAATACAATATTCAGTTTCATCAGATTCCCACCTAGGTCTTCCTTCTTGTGGATATCCTATTCCAATTCCGTAGTATAGTTTTTTTGTATAATTTTTAACATCTTCAAAAATACCCATTCTTTTTTCCCAATAAAAGTCACAATCTGGTCCCATACTATTAGATTTATTACATCCTGTCGAATAACCTAATTCAGCTGCAGCCCTTAAAATTAATCCTAATGCCACACCTATACTTACTAAAGCATTATCCCACCTTGTTCGATTTTTAGGATTTACTGGTTTTCCATCATTTGTGGAGTTTCGCATTGTGGGTGCAACTTTACCTACAAATTGTATATAAAAATTAGCTGCCATTTGTGAATTTCTTTTACAAGCAGGAGGATTTCTACTACTTGTATTTCCCCACGTGTAGTTTGAAAATTCTTTTATAACTTCTGGTTTTTTAATATAATAAACATCATAATATGCTTCGTGTTGTTTAGAAGGAGCGTTTTGTGCTAACCATAAAAAATAATTTATATGTTCTTCTGGAATTTTTTTTGAGAGGTCCCAATTTCTTTGACATTTTTGACTTTTTAAAATATAATTTTTTTCTTTATTAAAATCCATATATGTATTTATATCCAACTTTTTGTAATAAAGGATGATTTACATTCTTCTATTGTTTTTCCCACACCAGTAAAATGTATTACTTTCAGATTTTCATTTACTTCATCTAATATCATATAGTCTGTATCAAATTTTTGACTATACATTTTATTTAATTGTAAATTTTTTTTAAAATCATTTGTATATTTACCTAGCCATTGTTTAGGTGTTGTGGTAAGTTTGATTTTATGTTCTTGTATTTTCCAATTAACGTAATTTTGTTCTCCATAATACTTTGTATGAACATCACCAGTATTGTAATAATGCAGCTGCCAATATTCTGGATTAAGTGAGAAGTCATCCCATATACTTTTTAAACTACCTGATTTAAATTTATAAAATCCACCATTTAATTTTAATTTATTATCCCACCATTGTCCATAACTTATTAATTCATTATCTTGTACAGGAAATTTTAATAATTCATCTACATTATTTACTATTACTTGATCTATGTCCATTATAATAATATCGTCATTAGGTTGTTGATAGGCAAACTGAGGACTAAAAAACTTTAATTTGTGCCAGTGTTTTACTATATTACTGTTATGATTGTAAGGCAAAACAATGTCAGCTTCAACATCCGTATCACTTAAACATATAAATTGAAAAGGTATTGTGCTGTTTCTTTTTAATGATCTGTAAAGTTTTGAAACGTAATCAGGTGTATAAAAACCTTTAAAGTAAACAGTACAAATTTTAAGCATTGTATGCTCTCCAAACAATATCAAATCTTTTGTTTATAGCATGACACATAATTACATCTTTTGGTATAAAGTATTCAGTCCCAAAAAAATAATGCCATCTATTGTCTAACCATTGCATATCTACTTTGTTTTCTGCAAGTTTAACTGCAAAAAGTGTTTCATTATCCCAACCAAAAAAGTTTGTTATCTTTTTTGGAAACATATCATGGCCTGTTGTTAGTTTACTCATTTCTTTCATACTTGAATCAAAGTTGTCAAAGTATTTTAGTTGTTGTAGATATTTTCTACTTGCACCAACAAT